TCTATTCCTATTCCTATTTGCGAAGTATCTGTTTTGAATAGCATAATTTATATACCAGACCAGCACACAATTAATGGAACAATTACTTCAGAAGTTTGGTTGGAATATTCAACCAATTCAGGAACTACTTGGAATAGAGTAGTGACACCATTTCCAGCTGGCACTACAATAATTACAAGCCTACTACCTAAGAATGCGGACTTACAAATAAGACTTGTATCAGAGTGTAATGAATCATTGATTAGTAATGTAGTCGAGTATGATTATATAGCACCTCCCCCTACAGTTTATCAACATGAATTCGGTCAAGGTTACAGTGGTTCTGATATATGTCAGCGACCAAATACTGGAACTATTGGTTATTCATTAGATGCTGAACTTGTTATCGGTAGCAGAGTATATTATGATGTGAATTTAACTAATGAATTCTATGCAGGATGGATTGGATTTGGAAAAGTTGGTTATAAGTCAGGAAATAAAGTTTATGCTTTTAAATTAAATTATTGGGAAGCAGAAGGGGTCACAAGTATTAATACATGCCCTTAAAAAAATAACTGCTTGTGGTTAAGCAATTATAAATTAAAAAATGCAAAATGCAAAAAAGAACACTATACATACCCGAGGGCATTCCTAACATTCAAAATATGCTTCCTTCTGTTGATTTTAGTCAAGTGGAAGAATACTACATTACCGTTTATGATGCTATATCAGGAGCATTAAGCAGCGGTTTCAGTGACGGTTATGATATTGGCACTGATGGTGGCCCCATAGCTACAACCCGCATCAATAAACTAGATGCTTGCTGTTGCGAGGATAAAGTACGTATTCATTTTGTCAACTCCCTTGGAGAAATTGATGCTATTAATTTCAGCCGCCCTGAAGAAGTGACAGAAATCAAATCCGACACTTGGGAAAAAGCGTTGCAATTCCCTTTAGACAGAACCAAAGGAGGAACTACCCGCCATGGCATAAAGTCGAATGAAACGATAGAAGCAGAAACCAAATGTTACCCCGAATCAGACCAGTATTGGATTAAGGAATTGTTTGAAGCTCCAATGGCATGGATAGAGACTTACTTACCTAACGGATTTAATACTCCGACACAAAAGGAATTAATTCCTATAGAAATTTTAGACGCAAAATTCCCAGTTCGCAAAGTCGAAAAAAGGTATGAATACCTCGTAAAAATCAAATTTTCAATGGCTAATTCTAACATCAATTTACGATGAACAAATACGTAAAAATAAAATTAGACAATCAAGACTTAGACTTTGACGGCAAAGCAGGATTTCCTATTGTCATTGATTATCAATTGGAAGATACCCAAGACTTTCAAAAAAAAAAGTCATCGGAAATTATCGGTCTAAAGATACCAGCCACACTCAATAATCAAAAGGTTCTGAATACCTTTCACAATACTTCAGTAGAGGATACCACACCAAACCAAAGCTACAGAAATATTAAAAACATCGTAGCTGAGGCAAATGGTGCCGAAATATTTATAGGAAAAGCAATTCCAAAAAAAGCCACCAAAAGAGGGAAAATACCTGTGTCATACGAGCTGAATTGTTTTGGCAACAATGGCGATTGGATTATCGATTTGAAAGATGTGACACTTTTCGAAATACTAAAACACATCAAACTAACCTATAGCAAAACAACAATTGAAAACTCATGGAACTTCGATGGAACTGACGAGAACTTACCGTATGTTTTTGCGCCGGTAAAATACGGGGATTGGTTAGATCCGGTTAATTCAAATAACAGAAACTATTCTATAGACAACATGAAGCCCAGTCTATCCGTTTATTGGTTGTTATACTGGGGATTCCAAACAGCGGGTTATAAAATTCAAAGCAATTTTTTCAATACAAATTACTTCAGGAGGTTAGTTACTCCTTGGACTTACGGTGCTTTTCTAAGTTCTGAAGGGACAAAGTATGAAATACATAAATTTCTAGCAAAAAGTTTAGATGAAAGAACTTTCACAAGTGATACTTGGTGTAATCTTTTAGTATATGACAATGTAGATAGTGGTTGTTTTGACAATAACAATACTGTAGCCAACGGTAACTACACTGGCAACAATGAACTTAATGGAGTAGGGCACGGAGGAGGAGACGAGATGCGTTGGACTTACAACACACCACATTTCGGATTAATTGAAGTCAACTTATTACTTACATTAGATTATAGTTATAGATTCGATGTTAATACTAATGGTGAGTTAGACGTGTATTGGTATAAGAAAGATGCGGTTTCTGGGGCAACAACTCAAATTCAATACACAAGAATATTTTATCATGGAGAAAATACAGAAGGACAGGATACAGTAGATGTTAGACTATCCCAGAATGTAAACAATGGAGATATGATAATCTGCCGAGTTTGGGCGGGTATAGATGGCGATTCAAGTGATATAGGTTATTTTGGTGACACCTACAGAATCACCCTTAAGGTAGCGGAATTTTCGTTAGAATATTTCAAAATACCACTTGGAGGAGAGATAAACTTTGATTCTTATTTGACGTTTCAAAAAAACAAATTTTTAGATTTATTTAAAGGTGTTTCCGATTCTTTCAATCTAGCAATTCAGACTGATCCCGTCAACAAAATAATTCTAATAGAGCCATCCCATGATTACTCGCTAACGAACAATCTAGCTATTAAGAACGAAGGTTATTTTACCAAAAACACACTAAAATTAACCGAGGATATATCCGAAGATTCAACAGTAGAACTGTATGACGATAATGCACGGGAATTTGTATTCAAATTCAAAGACGACACCAGTGATGGAGCTCTAAAAGTAGTCCAAGACCGTTATCAAATCACACTAGCATGCGCAAAATACTTGTTTTCGGAGCGGTTCAAAGCTGAAAAAAAGGAGTTCGAAAACCGTTACTTCTCCCCAGTTATGCACTATTTCGTTGATGACTTTGCCAAAGTAACTGGTATATCCCCTCAGATGATTTGTATTGTTCCAGAGAACATTTCGAACACATCCAGTTCAGAAGCGCAAAACACATTTTCCCCAAAATTAGCATTTTACAAAGGATTAGTTAGCGGTGTGGGCGGATGGAAATGGGAAGGAGTGAACAAAACAGCCTATCCCTATATGTTTGCCGTTAATTATAAACCCGGAGGAGATAATGATCCAATACTATCTTATTCCGACGAAAAGATAGGACAAGCTGGTAGTTATGTAGTTGGTAAAGGACTACTGAAAAGATTTTTTTGGCAACGATTGGCAATTATGAACAACGGACAATGGTTGAATACTCAGTTTATGCTCAATAACAAGGATGTGACCAATTGGTATCATAGAGAGCGAATAGACTTAGACGGAGAACTATGGGAATTGATTTCAATTAAAGGATATAACACTATGAGCAGCAAATCAACAAAATGTGTTTTAAGAAAGTGGGTGCCAATTTCCAAACGAGAACTAGATAATACTTTTCCAAGCGAAAAGAGTGTGTTGACTAGTGCTTTAGCTGTTGTAAATCCAGTAACTGGCAGTACTAGCAGTACTGAAATTGATAAAGTTTTCGACACGCAATACAATCGATTAATATGTTTGGCAACGGACATTCCTAAACCGCAATAAAAATGGCAGAAATTAAAAAATTATACAATATTAGCCTAATTGGCGAAAAAGAATTGGTCATTAAAATGGATGCGGTGAACCGCAGTTTTGATAACGCTAAAAAAAACTTTTTAGAGCTTAAAGCCACATTGGCCCAAGGTAACTTATCCACCGAGGAAATGAAAAACCTCAAGACAGCTATGGAATTAGCACGTTTGGAAACCATCAAGTTAAATCAGGAAAGAATCCGTTTAACCAATGACGGACGTGCGCTTTCTAATGCGCTTAAACAAGAACGAGCAGACCGTATAGCTAACAATCAATCATTATCACAAAGTACCAATGAATATAAAGAAGCGACGAAACAACTTAATATTCTAAGAAACGATGCAAAAGCTTTAGGAAAGGAATTCGGTATTGAATCTGAAGTATTCATTCAAGCAGCAAAAAAAGTTAATGTGCTCGATAAAGAAATCAAAGAGATAGATGCTGCACTAGGACAATTCCAAAGAAACGTAGGTAACTATCCAAAAGAAATCAATATTGGGAAAATATCAACTGGAGCAATTGACTCTCTAAGAAATGCAGGTTTAGGCGATTTACTAGGTAACCAACTGGACCAAACAAAAGGAAAAGTAATTCAGTTAAATACCGAATTTGCTGAAATGAAAGCAAGGCTAGACCGAGCACGCTTGGACGGTGTTCAAGATTTAAACGCATTGGAATCAGAAATCATTCAGAACCGAATTGAAACGGATAGGTTGAATAATGAAATACAATCATCACAGACACATCTCGCTGGAATGGGTAGTGTTGGAACTGGAGTGTTTAGTCGAATGGGTGGAGATATTAAAAGCATGATTCTAGGTTATGTAGGTTTGCAGGCCACTATGTCAACAGTATCTAGCACGGTCACACGGTCTATAGAATTCGATTCTGTAAATACAGCCATTGCATCCGTTTCAAAAGAAACAGGAGATTATGCTGTAAATCAGAAATTCCTAGAAGATACCACCGAAAGATTAGGATTGAAGTTACTAGACACTTCCAATTCCTTCAAACTGTTTTTTGCGGCTAGTACACAATCAGGGATTTCAGCAGAAAGCACACGGGAAATATTTGAATCGGCATCAGAAGCTGCTTCTACTATGAAGCTAAGTCAAGAAGCTACTAATGGAGTGATGTTAGCCTTTGGACAAATTGCGTCCAAAGGAAAAGTACAAGCAGAAGAATTGCGTGGGCAAATCGGGGAACGTATTCCAGGAGCATTTGGAATAGCAGCCAAAGCAATGGGAGTTACCACAGCGGAACTCGACAAGATGATGAAAGATGGTAAGCTAATGGCGAATGATTTTCTACCAAAGTTTGCAAAACAATTAAAAGAAACGTATGGAGCTGGTCAAGAACCAGTAAAAGGACTTCGTGCCGAACTGAATCGATTAGACAATTTTATATCCAAAGTAGCCAACAATAAGAGCTTCACTAATTTTATTTCGTTTTCAATCAGTTTACTTTTTGGATTTGTATCTGTTGTTACCAGTATTCCATTCGGTTGGTGGATTGGAATGATGGGTTTTCTAACTGTGGCTTATTGGTCAAATATTGTGGCAATAGCAGCCAGCACAGTAGCTACTATTGCCAAAATGGGAGCGCAAGTCAAACAAATAGCAATACAAGCCATATCCAATACGTTAATTTTAGCATCAACAATAATCAACTACGCTGCGGCTGTAGCTATTTATGCAGTAGCTTATTCGTATCAGTTTCTAAACATAGTTTTAAATGTTTTAACTACCATTTTTCCTGTTCTTAGAACGGCTATGTTAGCTTTAAACTCTACTATTCTAGCCACACCCATCGGTTGGTTAGTAGCTGGTATAATTGCAGTAACGGCAGTTTCAAAAGCCTTTGGAAACGAAGTGGATAATACATCCAAAAAAATACGAGCACAAGGCGAAGCACTAAAATTAACAGCTGCTCAAATGCGTGTGAATGCCGAAATCGAAAAGAAAGCAAATGAGGCTACATCAGAAAGAATTGCCAAAATACAAGTACTTACCCAAATTGCATCCGACTTGAATAATAGCGATGCTTCACGCAAACAAGCACTGGAAGAATTGATTGCTATTGACGGAAGATATAAAACTGCTCTGGATGGTAATATCATTAAGACAGGAAAACTAAATGAAATTACAAAAGAGTTAACTGCATCCATACTAGAACAAGCCAAAGCAGAAGCTGCTAGAGCAATGCTAGTAGACAAGCAAAAACAAATTTTAGACAATGATTTTAAAAGATCCGAAGCCAAAACCAAAATAGGCAAGGAAGGAACTTTTAAAGCAATTGGTAAAGATGCGTTAAACATTTTCGGAATTGGAGAAGGTTCTACCAGTACAGAAAGTAGAAATCTTTACGACAAAAACACAGAACTAAAAGAACAAGTCAATTACTTAGCCAGTTTAGTAGCTAAAGAAAAAACCAAACCAAAAGACAAAAATCCAGACGGTACTCCACCGATAAACCCTGAAGATCCAAAGAACCCCAAAGACCCTTCAAAATTATCAGGAGGGCAAAAAGATTATTTGCGTGATATTAATGCGCTTCGTGAGGCTAATTTGTCCGAACTGAAAAAACAACGTCTTGAGGGATTAATCACAGAGGAAGATTTTCTTAAAAAATCATTGGCGGTCAACATTAAGTACAATGATCAGATATTAGCACACTTCAAAGGAACTGATGCTGCAACTCGAAAACTTCGAGCAGATACTGCATCAGATACTATTGATAAACGAATTGAAACAAATACTAAACTCTTCAAAATTCAAGAGGACGAAATAAAACAAACGCTAGAAAATCAATCAAAATTATCGCAAGATAAATTGAATAATGTAAACAATGATCCGTATGCCTCAGACGTGGATAAAGCCGAAGCAGAAAAAGTGTATTGGGAGGAAATGGTAAAGAACCAAACGGATTTTAATGTTAAAATGGATTTGCTTGAAAAAAAATTAAATATAGAATAA